TGATATTGAAACAGTCTTAAATCCTTTGAATAATTCCTTATCATATTTAGTGTGTCCTAATGATAATAAAAACTTACCTTTTATACTCTTGAGAACCTTAGATAACTCAGGCAAATTAATAGCGGGATAATTATATGGTCCAGTAGCTCTGGTAACAGGAGGGTCTAGATAAAAAAAAGTTGATTTGCTGTCATAATTTTTAATAACATTCTTATAATCTGTGTTTAATATAGTAGCATCATTAAGCCTATCTTTATAACCTTTAAAAGTAGAACTGATTCTAGGCTTACCAAATGATATACCACGACCTAAATAACTTAATTTATATAATAGGTAATTCTTAAGAAACTTATTGTATTCTGAAGTAGGATTAGATTTTTTAATAGCCTCAAAATCCTTTTCTGTGTAATTACCATTCACATCTTCAGCTATTTTATCACCTTCGTATTTTTTAAATCCTTTAAATAAATCAATCATTTCAGGGTCAATATCATTAATAATTTCTTTATGGTCGTCTTTATTCTTATAAAGATAAATACTTCCACCACCAACAAATGGTTCTACATATGTAGAATAAGAATCAGCTTCAGGAAAATACTCATCTACAATTCTCTTCTTTAATAATACTTTACCACCTTCACGAGCAACTAATGACTTGAGACCACCAATTAGTCTTCCGCAACTATCACAACCTCCTTCCATCTTTTTTTTTTTTCAGACATAATAATAGCAACTTCTTGTTTTCTTGCTTTCTCCTTTGAAAGTGGTTTTTTACTAAAACATTCAGATGTGTCGCTCTTCTTGCATACTTTATATCCGTCATTAACACTTTTTAAAACATATGGCATATTTATATATTTATATTAGAAAATATATAATTATACATTAATAGATTTATCAACAGGTTCCACTTCGGTATCTGTTACATTTTCTTCTTCTTCAGGAACTTCAACTTTAAGGTTGTCGTTGTGCTTACACATTTCAATTAATTTTTCATCATCGGTAATAATTCTTTTACAGTAGGCTCTATTAGGTCCAATAATTTTGTAGCGTTTAAATGCTTTTTCTAAATTAGTAAAAAAGACCATTCTAGTTCTTTCTTCTTCAGTCTTAAATTCAGTATCCTCTTCAACTAAATAGACAACTACAAAAACATCAGTTAATTTATCCATTTCAGGTTTATCTTCGTATTCTTTAACTAAATGATATTCAGGTTCAGCATCAAATAACTCTCCAGACATAGTATATATATTACTATAGATTTTTTACTTAAGATTTATATTTTTTACTTTATTTTCTACTTTATATATATGCAAAAATATGTTAAAAATGTTTTTAAACCTCTTACTAAACTTGTTTATAATCCCTACCAGACTACTTCTCTTGGTGTTCGTATGCGAAAACCTTTTAACGAAAAAGGAGAATGGATTGGATGGACCGCTGAAGAAGTGGCAGCCCATCTTCAAGCTGTCCGTAGTCACTCTAGCACATTACCTCCTCCACCAAAATCTAATGGCAATGGTTGCTAACGACGAATAAAGAAACTAACTATTTCATCATAGTTCATACCAGATGAATCTTTCATTTCGTTCATATACTTATGATAACCATCTAAGTTTTTACCATCTAACATTGTTTTTATTCTTAAACAACAATGACGCCCACAAGTCTGAATATCAAAGTCTTCTTCTTGATATTTAAACGGATTATAATTAACTTTCATACCTGAATTTTTTAATAACTGAGTTAATCTTTTATCACCCTGTCCTAACATCTCTCTTTGTTCTTCTGGAATCCATTTTAATTGTGAATCAGGAGCACCACCATATGAGTCAAAGAATTCAAGTGTATTATTGATTCTATTCAGACAAACCCAGTGTCCTTGATTAGGACTATCTTCAATTAACATAAATAGGTATGATTTATCCTTAGGTAATAATTCTTGGATACTACTTATATTATTCAATTTTTTATATGCTATGACTTTTGCATTCGGAAAATAGGTTCTAATGTCGTCATCACCCATTGGTGTCTCTTCTATTTGTTCCAGATGTTGTTCGTTCATTATATGTATATTAGATATTATTATAAAAGATGTAAAAATAATCTTTACTGTAAAAAATATCTAAGATTTATTAATGTCAATCAGTGATAAACTTGGTTTTATGGAAAACATAGAAAAACAATTGAAAGAAAAAAAAAATCTCTCGGACTCGTCTATTAAAGTATATTTACGAAATCTAAAAAAACTTAATAATGATGATGGCTTTAAAAACTTTAATTTTCTTAAAGACACCGCTATTATTCAGAGAAGATTAGATATATACAAAGAAAATACAAAAAGAAACTTCTTAATAAGTATTGTATCTGTATTATCTTTATCAGATAAACCAGTTGTTAAAAAACTTCACGATAAATATTATAATTTAATGATGAAGAAAAATGAAGAAATAAATAAAGATGTAAATCCTAATGACTTAACAGAAGTTCAAGATAAAAACTGGATATCTTGGTCTGATGTTAAAAAACAATATGATGAATTAGAAAAGAAGGTTGATGAATTCTATAAAGAAAAACATATTTCAGACGCTCAATATAATATATTACTTTCCTATGTAATACTCAGCCTTTATATACATCAATCACCTCGTAGAAATAAGGATTATCAAATAATGAAACTAACTAATAATTACTCTGCAACTTCATCAAAAGACAATAATTGGTTAGATTTATCAAAGAAAGAATTTATATTTAATTCATATAAAACAAGCTCTAAATATGGAAGTCAGAGAATTCCTATAGGTGATGCATTATGGAAAGTATTATTAAAATACTTTAAACATCATAAACTTACAGGACTTAGAAAAGGAATGCCTGTATTAAATGAAAATGATAATGATGATTGGTTTCTAATACACAAAGATGGTTCTCCATTAGATAAAGTAAATAGTATAACTAGAATACTCAATAAAATATTTAATAAAGCAATAGGAAGTAGTATGCTTCGTCATATCTTTTTAACAGATAAATATGGTGAAGTAGTAGATAATCAGAAAAAAGATGCTAAAGATATGGCTCACTCAGAAGGACAACAAAAGGATTATATTAAGAAAACAAAACCTATAGTTGTTGCTTTTTAAATCTTAGTTTCTTCAGGTTCATCATCTTCTTCAGCAAAAGTAAATAAATCTTTTTCTGTCATAACACTCATTGGATAAGTCTTAAAGACTGTCGCCCAACGAGTATTCAATTTCTTAATTTTTTTAATTTCTTTATTATCCAACCCAGCATAATTTTCTAAAAATCTCTTCTGCTGAGACCCAGCTCCTGAGTGTGGAAAGTATGTTATACTATGACATTCATTTAGAATGCGTCTAGTGTCAGCACCATTAGAAGGTAAGTGGTTAGTTGAAATACAACTAGTGTTAAAATGTCTTCCAGTTTCTAGAATTGCATTTAATATATTATAAACAGCTTCTTTAATAGACTTATCTTTAATAACATCTATATCGTCAAATATAACCATTGAATCTTGGAACATTTCAGCATCTAAAGGACTATCAACTAACTTTTCATCTAAATTGATTCTTTTAGGATTTACAGAATCTAAAGAATCATCATCTTTAAGTGTGCTAAATAAATATATATCTCCATCTTTATTTAACTTTAACCATTTTTCAATATAGTTTCTCGCGTATGTTGATTTACCAGAACCAGATGCACCAAAGATATATAGAATTTGTCGTTCAGTCTCAGGGTCTGGAATCTGTTGAAATTTTCCAACATCTCCAATATGTATATGAGGGAATTCTTTAGTAACATTTTCATTTTTTTTATCTGTAATAGCAACAACTTTTTTGTTAAATTTACCACCATCAATTTGTGCTAATATCTTTCCTTGCTTTTCAAGATTAAAGGGCATTATATACTAAATGTTAGACATTTTATTTGGGAACAGAAAATATTTTTATTGAATAAAAAGAATTCGCTATTTTTATTATCGCCTCCTCTATGAATTCTTGTGTAAAGTTTGTCCTTAATAAGTTGTCTTATATCTTCAGTTTTACATATCAATAATTCATATTTATCACCTTTTACAATAAAATAAGCGTAATAGTCAGCCTTAGATGTGGATATACCTGATGGTTTATTAGAGCACATAAACTCAATACAAATATTACCTGTTTTGTGAGTCCATCTATCAGCTTTGCACTCATACGAGATTGTTAATCCATCTTTAATGATTTTAACATCATAGTCTTTAAATAAACCTTCACTCATTTGAAAAGAATCGTAAGAAATATGATTGAGAAGTTCAGATTCATATTTTTTACCAAAAACTAAATCTTTTTGAAACATATATACTATGTCCTAGAAAAGATTATTTTCTTCTGCCTGATAATTTGGCTGCCATTTCCTTCTCTTTCTTTTTCTTTAAATCAGGAAGTTTAAAGTGGTCTTCTTTGTCTTCAGGAATAAATCCCCTATTTCCATAACCTTCACCACTACCATACATATCATTAGCTTCATCATCAAAAACTAGTTTCTTTAATGCACCAGATTTTTTACCTGCTCCACTTAATACATTTTGTAATGCTTGAGCTGGAGTTACTACTTGTCTTTCAGAAGGTTTATAACTTCTTTTTACTTCCTTATTAACAGTAGGTCCGCCTATTTCACCTTGTAATAAACTATAATCAGCACCAAGAGCATTTTTAGGAGGTTGTCTAATATTTCTTTCATATCTTAACTTAGTAGGAAAATCATATTTTGCATCATCAGTTTTTTCATAAAATGGATATAATGAACCAACAGGGGTTTCGTGTATAGGATTGTTGTTTTGGAATTTTTTACCCATTTTAATCATTTCATTATTAATCTTATCATCATTTGAAATAGGGCGTCCCATTCTATTATATTGTTGTTTAGGGTTAGATAAATAATTGGCTAAAGGTTTACCTTTACCTGTTTTCGCTTTTGCAGATATTGCTTTACTTTCGTTAATCATTTTTTGAATATCAGCCATTTCTTCTACATAATAATCACTTGCTATTTTACTATATTTAGGGTCAAATATTTGTGTTGATAATTGATTTGGCACATTAGTTTTTGTATCATCATAAAAACCTAGTCTCGCACCTTGTCCTTTTTTTGTCAAAAATATCATCATTGTTTGTTTTAATTTTTTAAATAATACTTCAGCTTTTTTGTTATATTCTTCTTCATCTTTATTAGGTAAGAGCGTTTTTCCTCTTTTATAATATTCTTCATTTAAATCATTAAATTCGTCTATTTCTTTGTTAAATTTATCATCATATTCTTTAATAGATTCTTTCAACATTTCTTCTTCTTTTGCTGTTCTTTCATCTGCAGTCAATGTTCCTGCTGGTGCCATTGTTTTATATTTATATTTATCATCTTCGTCATCAACAGGTGCTTCTAATACTTTACCTTTTGGTCCAACAACTTGCCAAGGACCTTCACCATCATCTTCATCTACTGCAGCTGCTTCAGCACTAGCAGGAGGTGGTGCTTCTTCATCATCTTCTTCATCAGGATATTCAGCAGCTAATATTTCTTCTACTAATGTGGGTCTAGATTTTGGTTTTTTTGAAGAGTTAGGTTTGGTTATAACAATACTATGACTTAAAGCAAGTTCTCTGAGTGTATCAATTGGAACTGCATATTTACTCATTAATTCAGCTCTTCTTGTAGTTTTGTCTTCATCTTCATCATCATCGTCACCTTCACCATCACCATCTTCGTCATCATCACCTCCATCACCATCTTCATCACCTTCACCACCATCTTCGTCGTCATCACCTTCACCACCATCTTCGTCGTCATCACCTTCACCACCATCTTCGTCGTCATCACCTTCACCTCCATCTTCACCACCATCTTCGTCATCTCCATCGCCTCCATCTCCGTCGCCTCCATCTCCGTCGCCTCCATCTCCGTCGCCTCCATCTCCATCGCCTCCATCTCCATCGCCTCCATCTCCTTCTTCATCATCTCCTTTCTTTAATTTAGCAACAGTAGCATTCATTGCAGCAAGTCTTTTAGCTTCAGCTTCTGCTCTTTTACTTCTTTCATTAGGTAATCCGTTAATTCTTTCATAATTTACTAATTGTAATCTGAGTTTAGATGAGGCTTCTTGATAAGCTCTCAATTGTGCTCCAGTTTCATCATCTTCTATACCTCCTTGACTTTGAACTTTTTGAAGTAGTTTCTTTATATTTGCTTGTTGTTGTGCTATTAATTTAGAAAATGCTGCAGCTTTAACTAATTGTTTATCTTTATCATCTAATTTTATTTTAGCAACTTCTTCTTTTGTTAGAGGAGTTTCTGATAGTCTTACTAAACCATATTTATCAGAAGACATTCCAGCAGTTGCTCTTAACATTTCTTCACCACTTTTTACCATATCTAATAATGTTTCATCTACTTCATCATCAATATTAAATAGTGGTGAAGTTCTCTTCTTTTTGATACTAATAATTTCAGCTTGGAGTTTTTGTAATATTTCTTTAGCTATTTTTTGTTTTTCACCAATTTCTTTAAACAATTCTGATTTATATTTATCATCTACTTTAGAGAATGTATTTTTATTAATTATTACAGAATTATCAAATTGTCTTACTGTATTAACATAATGTTTCTTAGCATCCTCTAGTTTTTCAAGGTATCCATCATAATTATTTAATACTAAATCATCATTAAATCCTTGGAAGTCAGGTTTTCCATTTCTGTATGCAGATACATCAATCTTTTGGAAAGGAGGACATATATCAATAATTTCAACAACTTTTCCAACCATATTAAATAATGATGCTGTTTCAGGTTGTTGAACTTGAGATAATTCAAACATTAAATGTTTAAAAGGTTCTAATAAACCCTTTAATACATTAGCATAATACTGAATATTTGATGCAGATGCAAGGCGTTTATTTTTATATAATCCATTTTGTTGTGTAGCTTCTAGTAACTTATCAATGATACCATTATATTGTCCTATACAATCATATAATATATTTTCAGTAGTTTTTGTCATAGCTTTTTCAGATTTAGCTGTTTCACTTTGACCTGTAGTTTCACCTTCTTTACCTTCACCTGCACCACCTACTTTTCTTCTTTTAATAAAGTCAGCACCAAAACCTTGATGTCTTGCTTTATTAGGTCTGCCTCTGCCTAATCCGTCATCCAAAAATAAGTCTTCACCTGATGATTCTTGGAGTTTGCGACGATTATATAATAATTGTTGCATTGCACCAGCTTCATCACCTATATCTATATTAGGGACACCATCTGGGTCAAGAGGGACTGAAACTGTTCCTGCATTTGCACTATCTAGTTGTGTTCCTCTTCTTGCATCAGCTAAAGCTTTTTGTGTAGCTTCAGCAGCTAATTTATTTTGTTCTTGTTGTTCTGAATTTGGTGGTGGAGCTCTTACGCCTCTAACACCTGTATTTAGAGCTAATATTTTAGCAGAATTTACAGAATTTAATGAAGGATATTGTTTAGAAGCGACACTTTGAACTGCTTCAGCGATTGTTTGTTTTAATTTATCAACTAATCCACCGAGTAAAGCTTCAAACTTTATGTCTCTATTAGATGGAGGATTTCTTTCATCGTTCATACGAGACACAGCGAGGATTTCTGTGTCGTATATTCTTCTATTCAAAGACCTTTCGTAGTTTAGAATTTCATCTATCTGTTCTTGTCTGAATGTAGCCATATATATATAGATATGTAGATATTTTTTAATACTAAATATTTATATTTTAATAATTTCTAATTCTTCTTCTACTCCCACCAACTCCATTTAACTCATCCGAAGTGATTTTACCTTGTGCTGCTAATTCAACTTTTCTGGCTTCTTCTTCTTCTATCTCTCTTCTAGCTTGTTGTCTTAATGATTCTTTTTCTTTCTCATTAGATTGACATCCTTTATATCCAGATAAACCTTTAATTGCTGCTTCTTCTTTTAATTTCTTACTATTTAAATCTTCATATCTCTTCTTAATTCTGTCTTCATATGCAGTTTTTTCATCTCTTTCCTTCTTTCTTTCTTCTTTTTCTTTTTGTTTTTCTGCTTTTTCATCAGCTATGATTTTTCTATGAGCGTCTCTCTTATCTTTAGCTATCTTTCTGCGTTCATCTCTGACTGTCTTTCTTTGAGCTTCTTCAGCTTCCATAAGAGCAGTAATAGCATCCATTCTATCTTGTTGAGCTTCCATCATACCAGCAAGTGTATCTTCAAACTCTTCTCTTAATTGGACTTTTAATGCTTCAAAGTCTTCTTTTTCATCTAACATATCTTCTATTCTGTCTTCTTTACGCTGTTCTTTATCAGCTAGAGTATCACCTCTTCTTTCGTCTAATTCTCTTAATAAGTCTCTTTGTTCGTCTGCAGGTCTATTCTTAATAGATTCAGCAAATTGAGCTCTTTTAGATTGATATTCTTGTTCGTCTTCAATATCTTCATATACATTTTGTTGATATTCTACTCTAGCATCATCAAACTCTTCTTCTAAGTCAGCTAATTCATCAGCTTCTCTTTCTCTCTCATCTTCTCTTCTATCATTTTCAGCATCTATAGCTGCTTCAATTGCAATCTGTGCTATTTCAATAGCTAGCTGAATAAGAAACCACCAAAAACCACCTTTCATTTTATTTTTATTTTTTCCAGCATTATTATAAGTTACGATACGATTATCATTACCCATCAAATCAACATATCTTTTATTAATTAAATATAATTGATTCTGAAAGCCATTTTTTTTACTACCACCTACGACATCAGGTTTAGAGTTTGCTTCTATTTCAGCTTCTTCTTCAGCATCATTTTTAACATCATCTAATGCGTCTTTATTAGCTTCAACATTAAATGAAGTATTACAAGGTTTAAAACTTTGTAAGCTATCAACAGCACCTCTTTCCATATTCATTCTTTCTTCTTCAGCTTTTCTTGTCATTTCATTTAAATCATCTTCTTCTTTCTTTTTAATAGCATCTGCTTCAGCCTTTTCTGCATCAGCTATTCTCTGTTTTTTTTCTTCAGCTTTATCAACCATTCTTTTTTCCCAAGCTCTATCTTCTTCAGCTATTCTTTTATCTTCTTCTTGAATTCTATGCATTTCAAAATACCTCTGTTTTTGTCTTTCTTCTGCTTGGTCTGTTACATATTTATTATATGTAGCTAGGAGTTCAGTTTCCATATCTTTAATCTTTTGAGCGTTTTCAGCCTTAATCTTAGCTATTTCATCATCTTGTTCTTTCTTTACTTTTCTATGTTCTGCTTCTTCTTCTTCTAACCATTTAGCTTCTTGAGCGTCTCTATCTGCTTTTTCTTTAGCAATTCTAGCTCTTTCTCTTGATGCATACTGAGCGTTAGATTCACCCCAGTTTTTTGCACCACCTTCTTTAGAAGCAAAACCAGTTATTGTTAGAGGAGATTCATCACCATAATTAGAAATAAATCTAACATTTAATAACCTTAGTTGGTCGCTAATGTTATGGTTATCTTTATTCTTTAACATTTATTATAAATAATTAGATTTTAAATATTTATAATAATAATTTTATTTTTGGTATAAGTTATTTGCTTTGACATATTTAGAAGCTTCAATCATACTTAACCCTTTTTCAGCCATTACTTTTTTAACAATTTCAGCACGAGGATTTGCTTTCTTAGGCTTACCCATACCAGACATATCAGAACCTTGCATTTCAGATTTTACTTTTTTACCTCTCTTTGGCTTACCCATTCCTGACATAGTTGAGGCTACCATTTGAGCTTCAGGAACCATTACTTTTTGAACGCCTCTAGTAGCCTTTACCGTTTCTTTAAAGAAACCACCTTTCATAGCAGGTAATTGAGGAGGTAATCCTTTTTCTTTTCTAATTTGGTCTATAATACCTTGTTTATTTTTAGATATTTCTTTAGCAAATTTTAGACCTTCTTGGACGGCTGCACCTTCTTTATTTTTTAGTCTAGATTCTTTTTGTATTCTAGCCATATTTTTTTTACTTACATCACTTAATTCAGGCTTACCTGCACCAGTTCCAAAGTATGTATCATTCTTTCTTGTTGGTCTAGTTTCCTTTTGAACTGTTTCTGATTTAGTTGCTACATTATTAAATGCATCCATACAAGATGTATTCTTATTCTTATTACCAAAGTCTTGTCTTGCATCATATTTTTGTTTTAATGTTTCTGATACATCCTTAGCTGCCATTGTTTTAAGAGCACCTTGAGATTGACTTAATAATTTTTGAATATCTTCTTTCTTTAAACCATCAGCTTGTAACCCAGAAATAATTTCAGTGATAGCTTTACCTTCAACATTACCATATTGGTCTCCGAATAATGCTACAAAATCAGCTTCAGGTGTCTTAGAGAATATTTCAAAACCAAGAATATTATCTATAGGTTTCTTCTCAGTTTTTTGTGTTTCTTTAGCATCCTTTAACCATTTAGGACCTTTTTGGTCTTTATTACCACTTAACTTACCTTCAAGTGATTTCATCATTTCTTTTTGGTCCATTCCTTTAGGTGCATTACCATCATCACCACCATCATCTCCGCCGTCATTTGCTTCTTCTTCATCTTCTCCTTCTTCTTCTTCTTCAGCGTCAGCTTTATCAGCATCCCTATCGTCATCACCTTCTTCTTCTTCTTCATCTTCATTTTCTTCATCTTCATCTTCTACTTCAGATTCATCTTCATCTTCGTAATCATATTTACCTTCTTCATCACCTTTAGAAGCCATTTTAGATAAAGCAGAAATACCTTGAGAAGCTAAATCACCAACAACATTACCAAATCTACCTTTAGTAGCCTTTGATGCTTTTGTAGCAGCTTGTTTAACGGCTCTAGCTCCTCTTTTAGCAACTCTAGCAGCTGCTTTAGCTCCTTTAGCTACACCTTTAGCAGCAGCCTTAGCTCCTCTAGCTGTTGCTTTAGCTGCTGCTTTGGCTCCTCTGGCAGCTGTTTTAGCAGCAACCTTAGCACCTTTTGCAGCAGCTTTAGCAGCTGCCTTTGCTGCTTTTACACCATATCTAGCAGCTAAACGAGCACCTTTAGCAGCTACACTCATCCAACCACTACCTTGTAATGTTCCAGCTTTTGTATGATGGTCTTTATGTGCTTCTAATGCTTCGTGACATTTCTTAGCTAAATCTAAATAACCACCAATTTTTTTATGTTTCTTTTCTTCTCTTTCTTCTGCATCTTCATCATCACTATTAATATCTTCATCACCTTCATCGTATTTATCCATAGCTTTTAAACCAACATCAGCAAATCTTTCTAAATTAAAAGGACCTTTTGCATTATCACCTACAGATGGTTTTCCTAACCCTCTACCTACTTCTTCAGTATTAACAGGAGCTTCAGCCATTGTTGTAGGTAAATCACCACAATAACCACCTTCGTAATCAGATTCAGATTCACTAGAACTATCACTTTCACTATCAGTTTCATATCTACTCTTTTTATAACTATCATTATAAGGTCCTTCATCATCGTCTCCTAAATCTCTGACAGATACAAATTTACCAGCTCTATACATTCTACCTATAGGAGGTTGAATGGCTTTTGATAATATAGACATTTTATTTCTATTCATTGCAGGAGAAGGAAAAGAATGAGGAGTTAAACCTAATATAGCTCCACCAGCTTTAGGAGGAGGAGCACCAGCATCAGGAGGAGGAGGTGGAGCATCAGGTGTAACATTTGGAATATTATTTTTATTTATTTCTTCAGTAGCGTTTTTACCTATAGGAGCACCTAATTTAGAAAATGAAGATATTTCTTTTCTATCAGGTATATCAGCAGTTCTAGGACCACCTAAAATTGTTCCTGCTTGGAGACCTAAAATAGCACCTCCTTCTCCTACACTTTCATCATCACTACTATCAAAATCACAAGGAGCACAACCAGCACCACCTCCAGATAGACCAGTAGCCATTTGCACACGATAGTTCTGTGTTCCTGTTCCAGTTGAATCACAATGAGCTATATATCTTTTATTGAAATAATCAATATCACGAGAGATACTGCGATTATATTCATTATTATACGGCATATATATATATTAATAGATTAAAATTATTATAATATTTTATTCTATTTATATGTAATGGATAATATTGGTTCATCATTAGCAGGCGGTGGAATAACAGGACTTGTATTTGGAATTGTATATTTATTATATAAATATTGTGATAAACATAGAATTAATTGTATTTCAGGATGTTGTAAAGTTACATTAGAACAAGATAGAACTCCGCCTACATCAAAAGAAGAACCACCTCTAACCGTTAGAACATAATTAATATTTAAACATTATTAATTATAATCTATTTTTAACCCATATATTGGCTTAACATTTCTTTACCTTTTGACATAGCCATTTCTTTACCTTTATTGAGTAATTTCTTGCCGTGTTTCTTTAATAATTTAGTGCCGTGTTCCATAGCCATATCTTTTCCTTTAGAGGCTAATTTAGAAACACCAGATTTAATCATATCAAAGATACCACCACCTACTAAGCGTTTTACATCATCGTGAGTGTAATGGTCTTGTTGAGAGGCTTCTAATACATCTTGTTTAGTTAAGATACCAGTGTATGTAGATGATGTGCCTCTTTCACAAACGAATACACCTGAGTTCATTGTAATTAATACTAATTCAACAGATTCACCAGATAATGAATAATTGTTATTATTTACACAAGTTAATCTGACTTGTAAATTGAAGTTACCAAGCGAACCAGCAGCATAGAAATCTTCGGTGAGCTGGATATCTTTTCCAAACTCTAATACTAAATAAGAACCAGCTAAAGGAGCTGTCTTTACACCTTTATTAAGAGGTTGGCAGTAGTCAGTGCTTGCTCCAAAGTTAGGAACAACACCAAAACCCTTCCAGTCATTCCAAGTGCCACCAGCACCATTGTTTCTTGAAAATTGCCATAAATCAACTTGTTTAGCTGATGCTAAAATACCAGAGTTGTTATTGAAGTTGATAGTAACATCAGAAATAGGGTAAGCTACATCTGCATCACCATAAGTTTGTTTAGATAGAGGTTTTCTGATAAATATAATAAGCTTATCTGGAATTTGATTTAATTGTAATGAGTTAGTTTCTACTGTAAATGTTTTATCAGGAGCACGGAAATAATTATTATTATTATCACCTCCAGAATATCCTGTGCCAGCAGAACAGGAATCTATTGCTTGAGAAGTAATATAACGAGGTAATTCATAAAAGGGGACGATATTACGAGCTGGTAATAAATCAGAGGGGTGTGGGGTTAAAAAATTAAATAATAACTTTGTATTAGCAAATAATTCACCATTATCACCACCACCAGAAACATTTTTAATACAGTTAATTATAGTAGAAGCACCAGCGTCAGTTCCTATAGCAGGAGAAGGATTTTTAAAAGTTACTGCAGTTGATTGAGCGAAAGGTGAAGCTGCATCATAACCAGTTAAACCTCTAAAAACTCTTGAAGTATCACCAATATTTATTACGATGTTTAAATTTTGAATACCATAGAAACCTTGAGCGTTATTCTTTAAGTTAGTAAAAATGAAAGGAGATAATAAGAGAGGTTCAGTTAATTGCCATTTAAATCCTTCTGATACTGTAACAACTCCTGATGTTGCTTCAGCAGGTGTAGTTTGTGCTAAAACATATTGAACGGGAGCAAATGTTCCTCTATGAACGATAGAGGGTTCATCAAGAGCCCAATAAGAACCGTTAGGATGACCTGCAACACGACCTACTACTACAGGACAGTAAGATGCATAAGTGTCACGAAATGTAGGAGTAGAACTGTTCCAGCATACTAAATCTTCACAATCTAACATTTTAATTATAGATGGTAATACATCACGAATGTTAATAGATACTGTGTTATTGTTAATTGTAGCAGAAAGAACAGTCATTAATTGATGGAGAGGAAATGAAGCTAATGCTGCATATACACCATAATAACAACCTAAACCATTAGGGTATGTAGCAGCAGACCAAGGTTGTCCTTCAGGATGTGTTCTTGTGAAGGCACATTCAGTATCTACTTTTAATTGTAATGTTGTTTGGAGGAGAACTCTTCTATCTATAATAGTTTGTTCTGAGGGAACTTGAATATTGAAAACCATTTGGTTATTTGTTTGAGAAATAGCAGGGTAAGGAGCACAAGTTACATTTTGACCTCCTTTAATTACTGCATATTTTATAGATTCAGAGACATCCAAACGAGGGTCTTTGACGAGAACTTTTTCAAAGTCTGCGGACATAGAGATATATTAAATATTAGATAATAATTTTATGCTTATTAAAATAAAAAATTACTATATTTTATTTTTTTAAGTGGTAAAAAGTTTTTTTCTAAACATAATTTTTATATTAAAAGACGACCCCGCTTCTATAAAAAATTCGTGTAACTGTCCTACATCATCTCTCCAAAAAGTTTGAATTTGAATTTCAGATAATGTTTGTCTTCCTAAAAGCGATGTGAGAAAATATTGAGCTAATGGATGATAATTAATTTGAGGGTCTGCTCTTCTTCCTAGACTTATCTCAAATAGTGTATTTAAAAATGAAGCATTGTTAGTTTCTGGAATTGGGTCTATACCATATACATATGGTTGAGACCACAACTCATTTACTACAGGTAAATTCTGAGTTACGAACACTACCGATGTAACTGGATTCCATAATAATGCAGATTTATAATTTTGTGTCATTTTAAAATAATTACTAGTTGCTGATGAACCTACTGCTAAACTATTATATTGTGGAATTACATTTGATGCATCACCTACAGGATATACTAATAATTGATAAGTATCGTTCGTTGTAAATAATGAAGGCATACCTGATAATAAATTATATAGTGGTTCATTCAATTCAATTTTAAAACTATAATTTAATGCTAAATCATAATAAGCACCTGTAATAGGGTCTGTTCTAAAATTTCTAGGAGCACAGAAAGTAAAAAATCCATTATCATATTTAAAATAAGGCATAGGACTAAAATTAGGAATCATTTTATCAATAGCGTAAAATAATGACTTATTTAATAAATCAATAAAATAATCATAAGAATAATTCCAAAAATATTCAGTATATAAATAAGGTTTTGTTATAGGAGAAGGAGGCTTTGATAATCTTAAATCTGAAGATATCCAATAAACAGGAACTTCAACAGGAAGTGCTGTATGATACTCTATTATTTTAATACTAAATATAGTCGGAAAACCTTCAACAGAATAATTAGTTGAATTTAACACAGGTTGATAACTAGAACCTAAAATAGGTTGAGCTACTTGAATAGGAAATGAATTTGAATCTAGGTTAAACTGTGCTATTGATAAATCATAATCTTGTGGATTTTCAAGATAAGGGTTTGACATTTTTTGTATTAATTCACATTGAATACCTTGTTCTGTAAGAACTGGATTACCAGATTTATCAAAACCTGTATTATTATTAAAGACACTTAAATTTAAATAAATATGAGAATCTCTATTATCTGAATTTAATTTTTTAATATCATCTGTATCCTCTGAATCATAACCATTAAGGACAACTTTTGCTGGCATATAATTACTATTAGATTATTATTTTAGTGGTTAAAAGTCTAAATAAAATACTTTCTTTCTAAATAATAATTTTAATGAAGCTGTTCCACCTGATTCTAATAAAAATCTGTGAAGAGAACCATATTTATCTTTCCAATATACATTCATTTTTAATTGATATACAGGATTATTACCATACACATCTGATAATTTATATTCTGCAGATGGTTGATAAGTAATATTTGGTTTATATTCTTTTCCTGTATATAATGGAGCTGCATAATCAGCTAATATATAATAAGATTCTGCATTTGATTTTTGTGAATTTGTATTTTGTGATGTTGTTGTAGCATTAGCTGCGATTAATTCAGGAACAATATGTAAATGACTTGTTGTAAATACAATTGTATCAACAGGATTCCACATAGGAAATGGTGGATATTCAGTTATAGAACTGACAACTCTTCTATTACCACTAGGAGGCACTGATGAAAAATTAGTAGGAACATCTGATAGATTGGTTCCTGATGGATTTACTACCATTAATAATTGGAAATTTGCATTTAATTGTTTTCCACCTAAACTTCCTACTAGTGGTTCATTTTTTTCTATAGCTGATAATGATGAAAATAAATAAAATAATTCACTATTAAAAAATATCTTATGACCTGCAGGATTAGGATTTCCGTCTAAATCAACACAATTTCCTGATGTATCTGTCATATAATCTTGTGCTAAATTAATTCTAGCAGGAGCTGATAATTTAACTAAATTTCCGTCTATTGTTAAGAAAGGAGGTCCATTTGTATGATTTGGAGCAGCTAATGCTTTATTAACTAATTCAACAAAATATGAGTAAGTATATCCAAAATAATAAGGATATTCATTAAAATTTGCAGGGACAGGAGATGGTGGTTTAGGAGCTGATAAATCTTCAGGACTCCATTTAACATTTTGATGTCCGTTAGTTACAATATTATTACTTGCATCCGTAATTGTAATCCAATAAATAGTAGAAGAAATATCAGTAGCTCCTATAACAGGTTCAGGCATAAAAACAGGAACAGCTTGAGTATCCATTTCAAATGATAAAACAGACATATAATAATCTTTTGGATTATTTAAATAAGGTTTTGTTCTAGCTTCATCAAATGTTAGAGGGACAGAACTATTAATCGGAACTGGATTACCAGCATCATCGTATCCTGTTATGTTATTTTTAATAACAATATTATAATAAATTTCAGAAGGTTCTACAGTATCGTCCAGATAATATGGCATTATATATATATAATTAGAAATTATATATATATTAATTTTAAACTTTTGTTGAATTAAACCTTTTCTTTCTAAATAGAATCTTAATAGTAGCAGAACTACTAGCTGACAATGTAAATGGTATTAAATTACCAAAACTGTCTTTCCAGAATACTGATATATCTATAGCATCTACAGGTGTTTTACCGTATAAATCAGTTAATTTATATTCACCACTAGGTTGATAAAATATATAAGGTTTATATTCAGTTCCTTTATCTAATTGAGGAACATAGTCAATCATTATATTTAATATATCTGCATTTTGTTTTGCACCATTAATATTTGTATCACCATCTTCATAAACAGCAGGTGTAGCCATAATTTCAGGAGCAGTAGATAATAAATTAGTCTTAAATATTAAACTTTTAATAGGACACCATAATGATAATGTTTGATATTCTTGGACGGATATTACATCATTGACGGCTGTTGTATTTAAATTATTTACTCTAATATTTGTAATATATTGTTGTGTTGAACTAGTAGGTGTATCTGTTCCTGTTGTTAATAATAATTGATAATCCATTTGAAGATTATTACCAGATACGACAACTGCATTACCTGCTGTATAAATATAAGGAAATGAAGCAAATATGTTATATAATTCAGCATTAAAATATATTCCTACAGACCCTAATAAAGAACCATCTCTTTTAGTCCTGTAAATATTAACAGCACCACCTAATGTAAATAAATTAGTAAGAGCATCATATTGTAAATATGGAGGTGTTAATGTTCCCATTCCTATATCTGTATTAATTCGTGCTATAGCAGCTTTGAAACTATTATTAACACAATTAGCAAAATGTTGATAAGAATAACAATAATAATAAGGATTAGCTGGTGATACATCAGCTTGTTTTACAGGACCACTAGGTTTAGGAATTGTTTCATCTTGAGGAATCCATATTACAGCTTCCTTATATGGTTTATTACCATAAGTTAATGTAATATTATAAACTGTCTTATTGACATCATTCTGACCTACAATAGCTAAAGGGACAAATAGAGGAAAATTAGGCGTCTCAATTGTAAATCTAATAACAGTTAAATAATATTCTTCAGGATGTAATAAATAAGGTGTTGCACGAATTTGATTAAATACTAAAGGCATATCACTTCCTTGTGTAGGTTGTTCTACAAGAGCACCATTAGCATCTGAAACAGTTCCAGTCTTATCATCGGAAATTGTAATATTATAATATATATGGTCGGAAGCAGGAGTTCCTGCTAATCTAGCAAGTGCATTAAAAGGCATATATATTATATTAGATATTTTTTATTTCTAAAAACATAGTCAATAATAGGAGTTCCAGTAGGGTCTAAAACATTAATTAGTTTAAACCCTAGAGATTGTATATAAGGTCCTACGACATCGGCTTTAGGAGCATCTTTAAATATTTCTTCATTCTGTAATGTTACTATTAAATATTCAGCTTTTTTAATAGTTTCTTCACCACCTTTTATAATGTCGTATTCACTACCACAAGTATTAATCTTAATAAATGTAGGGTCAGGTAATTTCATATTATTAACTAATGTGTCTAATGTAGTAGTCGTTAATACAGTATAATTATCATCACAATATTTAGGTTTGTAATATGACTTAAATCTATCATCAGGTTTAAATTCATAAAACTTAATTTCTTTATCGTTTAAATCACTTAAACAATTATAAAAATGTAAATTATTTTCATATAATGAACCATACTGATGAGATGCATCAAAAGATATAATTGTTGCTTCAGGAAATATAGTTTTAATTGCATTAGACCAAGCAAAATGAGACGCACCTATATCATAACATACAAGTGGATTAAAATTAATCTTTTGTAAAAATAGTAAATATCTTAATTGAAGAGTCGTGAGAGGTTTAGTAGAATTCAAATAATCATCTAGTCCATTTTGAAAATTATCTTCAATTTGTTCCATATATACTTTACTAGAGATTTTTTTTGTAAAAATCTATACTAAATTATAATTTCATTTAAATTTTGTTTTAAACTTTCATAACAATCGTGACACATAGAAATACTTCTTCTACTTTTAGGAGGTTCTTGCATCTTAGGAACTTTAGGTTCTTTAGGTTTAGGAGTCTTAGGTTCTTTAGGAACTCTTTCTAATTTTTCTTTTTGGATTAATCTATAAGTTTCAACTATTCTTTTAGATATATCTAAAAAAGCAGATGTTTGAGGGTCAGCAACAGCAAGTTCAACTAATAATGAATTAATTTTACGGCTCATATATATTACATTAGATTTTTTCTGGTAAAATAATAACATTCGTATTATGTTTATATTTTATATCAAATTCATTCAAATTTTTTAGATATTTTCTATATCTTTGGATAGGACAATAACCTCTATATTCTATCATAGTTGATAATAAATTATTACTTCTACCATTCATCACCCAATTAACTGCTTGGAGTAATGCAGTTTCATTTGGTTCATAGGTTCCATTGATTATACTTTTTTCAATCATATCTTTAATTTGAGCGTAATCTTCTTTTATTAATTGTTTCATAGCAGTATCACATAAATCTTCTGATGTAAAAATAGAAATAATAGCAGATAATTTACAATCATATAAGATAGCACATTTTTGAGGAGGTAAAACTTGCATATATATATTACTAGAGATTTTTTCCAGTAATAAATCTATTAAAATGTTCTGAATAAGCATCAGCATTGGCGGGTATTGGCGGCTTTAATGATTTTTATGTAAAAATATATATATTTTTACATAAAAATCATTAAAGCCGCCAATACCCGCCAATGCTGATGCTTATTCAGAACATTTTAATAGATTTATTACTGGAAAAAATCTCTAGTAATATATATATGCAAGTTTTACCTCCTCAAAAATGTGCTATCTTATATGATTGTAAATTATCTGCTATTATTTCTATTTTTACATCAGAAGATTTATGTGATACTGCTATGAAACAATTAATAAAAGAAGATTACGCTCAAATTAAAGATATGATTGAAAAAAGTATAATCAATGGAACCTATGAACCAAATGAAACTGCATTACTCCAAGCAGTTAATTGGGTGATGAATGGTAGAAGTAATAATTTATTATCAACTATGATAGAATATAGAGGTTATTGTCCTATCCAAAGATATAGAAAATATCTAAAAAATTTGAATGAATTTGATATAAAATATAAACATAATACGAATGTTATTATTTTACCAGAAAAAATCTAATGTAATATATATGAGCCGTAAAATTAATTCATTATTAGTTGAACTTGCTGTTGCTGACCCTCAAACATCTGCTTTTTTAGATATATCTAAAAGAATAGTTGAAACTTATAGATTAATCCAAAAAGAAAAATTAGAAAGAGTTCCTAAAGAACCTAAGACTCCTAAACCTAAAGAACCTAAAGTTCCTAAGATGCAAGAACCTCCTAAAAGTAGAAGAAGTATTTCTATGTGTCACGATTGTTATGAAAGTTTAAAACAAAATTTAAATGAAATTATAATTTAGTATAGATTTTTACAAAAAAAATCTCTAGTAAAGTATATATGGAACAAATTGAAGATAATTTTCAAAATGGACTAGATGATTATTTGAATTCTACTAAACCTCTCACGACTCTTCAATTAAGATATTTACTATTTTTACAAAAGATTAATTTTAATCCACTTGTATGTTATGATATAGGTGCGTCTCATTTTGCTTGGTCTAATGCAATTAAAACTATATTTCCTGAAGCAACAATTATATCTTTTGATGCATCTCATCAGTATGGTTCATTATATGAAAATAATTTACATTTTTATAATTGTTTAAGTGATTTAAACGATAAAGAAATTAAGTTTTATGAATTTAAACCTGATGATAGATTTAAGTCATATTACAAACCTAAATATTGTGATGATAATTATACTGTATTAACGACTACTACATTAGACACATTAGTTAATAATATGAAATTACCTGACCCTACATTTATTAAGATTAATACTTGTGGTAGTGAATACGACATTATAAAAGGTGGTGAAGAAACTATTAAAAAAGCTGAATATTTAATAGTAACATTACAGAATGAAGAAATATTTAAAGATGCTCCTAAAGCCGATGTCGTAGGACCTTATATACAATCTCTAGGGTTTAAACTAATTAATGTTTTAGACCCTACTGGAACTCCTATTATTGACTATGTTTTTAGAAATAAAAAATATCTAATATAATATATATGCCTTTTAATGCACTTGCTAGATTAGCAGGAACTCCTGCTTCCGACCATATATATTATAATATTACAATTTCCGATGATAAGACTGGAACTGTTTCAGATGCTAATGGTGCTCTTGTAGAACAACCTACACAAGGAAGTGATATGCCTTTAGTATTTAATCAAATTCGTGCAACACCTTATTTATTACATCCTGAAGAATATTATTTAACTGTTATTAGATTTACAATTGAGACGCCTAATTTTCCTCTATTTGTCCCTTTAGCTATTGTAGGTCAGAATGATGTCAATAAGACAGTTTATAATATTACATTAACTTATGGTAATAAACCATATAAGGAAGCTGTAATATGGATTCCTCAAGATGAAACAATTCCTAAACCTAGTGGTCCTGTAAAACAAGCTGATGTATCACCAGCTAATCCTTATTATTATTGTTATTCTTATCAACATTTTGCTAATTGTGTTAATAATAGTTTCAAAGCTGCTATAGCACGAATTAATACAGATATAGGAATGGGAACATTAACACCTCCATATTTACAATATGATGCTCTTACTAATTTATTTACATTAGGTGGTGCTGTTAATATTTACAGGACTAAAAGAGATGGTTCTTTATTAGGGTCTGTAGGAATATATTTTAATGCTGAATTATATAACATATTTGCTTCATTTCCTTATATTTATACAGCAGGTAATGCAGTTGTCGTATCTGGTAATAATCTTCAAATGGATTATCAATTATTATTAACAACAGGAACAGATACACCTACTAGTTCAACACAACAATATATTACAAATATTAGAGTAAATAATTTAAATACAACAGCCGTCAATGATGTAATATCCGTCCAAGAATATCAAACATTATCATTATGGTGTCCTATTAAAAGTTTAATATTTAAGACTAATTTATTATCTACTGCTCCTGAAATTATGGCTACACCTGCTGTTTATGAAGATGGTGATACAAATATTAATGGTGCAAAACAAAATGCAGATATATTAAATATAATGATTGACTATGTTCCTCAATTAGATAAAGGAACTGAATATAAACCTTATATATTTTATCAACCTAGTGGTGAATATAAATTAACTGATTTATACGGTAAAACACCTGTAGATGCTATAGATATATCAGTATTCTGGAAAGACAGTTTTGGTAATTTAATACCATTTACATTGTCAGCTAGTAGTTCTGCTACTATTAAGATTCTATTTAGAAAGAAAAGGTTTAATTCAACAAAAGTTTAAAATTAATATATATATAATTTCTAATTATATATATATAATGCCATATTATCTGGACGATACTGTAGAACCTTCTGAAATTTATTATAATATTGTTATTAAAAATAACATAACAGGATACGATGATGCTGGTAATCCAGTTCCGATTAATAGTTCTGTCCCTCTAACATTTGATGAAGCTAGAACAAAACCTTATTTAAATAATCCAAAAGATTATTATATGTCTGTTTTATCATTTGAAATGGATACTCAAGCTGTTCCTGTTTTTATGCCTGAACCTGTTATAGGAGCTACTGATATTTCTTCTACTATTTATTGGATTACAATTACGGATGCAAGTAATAATATTGTAACTAACGGACATCAAAATGTTAAATGGAGTCCTGAAGATTTATCAGCTCCTAAACCACCATCTCCTGTCCCTGCAAATTTTAATGAATATCCTTATTATTTTGGATATACTTACTCATATTTTGTTGAATTAGTTAATAAAGCATTAGCTGCTCCAAATCATACAAATGGACCTCCTTTCTTAACAATAGACGGAAATTTAGTTAAATTATCAGCTCCTGCTAGAATTAATTTAGCACAAGATTATATGACAGATACATCAGGAAATTGTGTTGATTTAGACGGAAATCCTAATCCTGCAGGTCATAAGATATTTTTTAATAGTGAATTATTTTATTTATTTTCATCATTATCAGCTATAGAAAAAAATGAACCACTAGTAGGAAGTTTAGGTGGAAAACAATTAAATGCAAATTTCCAATTATTAATGGTAGTAAATCCATCAGGAACCAATCTATCAGATGTTCCTACTAATTTTTCATCAGTGCCTCCTAGTGGTAATAGAAGAGTTGTCAGTTCTATAACTGAATATCCACCATTTCCTATGTGGAATCCTGTTGATACAATTGTATTTACAACAAGTCATTTACATATTGTTCCTGAATTAATCGCAGCTAATGCTACAACAACATCACAAAATACAAATTCACAAAAATCAAATGCAGAATCTTATTATATATTAGCTGATTATGCAGCTCCATTATATACAGGAAAAGAATATAAACCAAATATTACTTATCAACCATCTGCAGAATATAAATTATCAGATGTGTATGGTAATAATCCTGTATATCAATTAAAAATGAATGTATATTGGAAAGATAAATATGGTTCTCTTCACAGATTTTTATTAGAATCAGGTGGAACAGCTTCATTAAAATTATTATTTAGAAAGAAAGTATTTTATTTAGACTTTTAACCACTAAAATAATAATCTAATAGTAATTATATGCCAGCAAAAGTTGTCCTTAATGGTTATGATTCAGAGGATACAGATGATATTAAAAAATTAAATTCAGATAATAGAGATTCTCATATTTATTTAAATTTAAGTGTCTTTAATAATAATACAGGTTTTGATAAATCTGGTAATCCAGTTCTTACAGAACAAGGTATTCAATGTGAATTAATACAAAAAATGTCAAACCCTTATCTTGAAAATCCACAAGATTATGATTTATCAATAGCACAGTTTAACCTAGATTCAAATTCATTTCCTATTCAAGTAGCTCAACCTATTTTAGGTTCTAGTTATCAACCTGTGTTAAATTCAACTAATTATTCTGTTGAAGGTTTTCCGACTATATTTAGTATTAAAATAATAGAGTATCATACAGCACTTCCTGTTGAAGTTCCTGTTTATTGGATATCTTCAGATTTAAGATTATCAAAGCCTCCTTCTCCTATAACAAAACCTTATTTATATACTGAATATTTTTGGAATTATTCTTATGATTATTTTATTGATTTATTAAATAAGTCATTATTTTACGCTATTGATAAAATGATTCCTAATTTTAGTCCTATGCCTTATTTTAAATATGATAATGGATTTTTTACTTTCTGTGCTCCTAGAAATTTTAGAACAGACCCTATTACAGGTGCTTATTATGATTTAGCATTAAATTATAGTTTTAAAATTGAATTGAATGAACCACTATATAATTTATTATCAGGTATGCCTTCATTATTTACAACGAACGATACTTATCAATTATTAGTATATCCTGTAGGTGATGCATCAAATGTAATTCCACAATATAATAGTTTAGCAGTAGGTTCATCAGCAACTAGTAATTATTTTAAAATGACACAAAATTATAAATCTGCATTATTATGGAATCCAGTTACATCGGTAGTGTTCGTAACTCAGAATTTACCTGTAGTAAATGAGTTGTGGTCTCAACCATATGTATATGGTATAGACCCAATTCCAGAAACTAACAATGCTTCATTTTTAAATACACTATTTGAGATAAGTCTAGGAAGAAGAGCAGACCCTCAAATTAATTATCATCCATTAGCTCAATATTTTCTCACATCGCTTTTAGGAAGACAAACATTATCTGAAATTCAAATTCAAACTTTTTGGAGAGATGATGTAGGACAGTTACACGAATTTTTTATAGAAGCGGGGTCGTCTTTTAATATAAAAATTATGTTTAGAAAAAAACTTTTTACCACTTAAAAAAATAAAATATAGTAATTTTTTATTTTAATAAGCATAAAATTATTATCTAATATTTAATATATCTCTATGTCCGCAGACTTTGAAAAAGTTCTCGTCAAAGACCCTCGTTTGGATGTCTCTGAATCTATAAAATATGCAGTAATTAAAGGAGGTCAAAATGTAACTTGTGCTCCTTACCCTGCTATTTCTCAAACAAATAACCAAATGGTTTTCAATATTCAAGTTCCCTCAGAACAAACTATTATAGATAGAAGAGTTCTCCTCCAAACAACATTACAATTAAAAGTAGATACTGAATGTGCCTTCACAAGAACACATCCTGAAGGACAACCTTGGTCTGCTGCTACATACCCTAATGGTTTAGGTTGTTATTATGGTGTATATGCAGCATTAGCTTCATTTCCTCTCCATCAATTAATGACTGTTCTTTCTGCTACAATTAACAATAACACAGTATCTATTAACATTCGTGATGTATTACCATCTATAATTAAAATGTTAGATTGTGAAGATTTAGTATGCTGGAACAGTTCTACTCCTACATTTCGTGACACTTATGCATCTTACTGTCCTGTAGTAGTAGGTCGTGTTGCAGGTCATCCTAACGGTTCTTATTGGGCTCTTGATGAACCCTCTATCGTTCATAGAGGAACATTTGCTCCCGTTCAATATGTTTTAGCACAAACTACACCTGCTGAAGCAACATCAGGAGTTGTTACAGTATCAGAAGGATTTAAATGGCAATTAACTGAACCTCTCTTATTATCTCCTTTCATTTTTACTAACTTAAAGAATAACGCTCAAGGTTTCTATGGTATTCAAAATTTAAACATCGTAATAAATATTGGTGATACTTCAAGAGTTTTTAGAGGTTTAACTGGTTATGATGCAGCTTCACCTTTCGCTCAATCAACTGCAGTAACTTTTAAAAATCCTTCTCCTGCTATAGGAACTGACGCTGGTGCTTCTACTATAATTAACTGTATTAAAAATGTTTCTGGTGGTGGTGATAATGGTGAATTATTTGCTAATACAAAGTTATTATTTAATTTTTTAACCCCACACCCCTCTGATTTATTACCAGCTCGTAATATCGTCCCCTTTTATGAATTACCTCGTTATATTACTTCTCAAGCAATAGATTCCTGTTCTGCTGGCACAGGATATTCTGGAGGTGATAATAATAATAATTATTTCCGTGCTCCTGATAAAACATTTACAGTAGAAACTAACTCATTACAATTAAATCAAATTCCAGATAAGCTTATTATATTTATCAGAAAACCTCTATCTAAACAAACTTATGGTGATGCAGATGTAGCTTACCCTATTTCTGATGTTACTATCAACTTCAATAACAACTCTGGTATTTTAGCATCAGCTAAACAAGTTGATTTATGGCAATTTTCAAGAAACAATGGTGCTGGTGGCACTTGGAATGACTGGAAGGGTTTTGGTGTTGTTCCTAACTTTGGAGCAAGCACTGACTACTGCCAACCTCTTAATAAAGGTGTAAAGACAGCTCCTTTAGCTGGTTCTTATTTAGTATTAGAGTTTGGAAAAGATATCCAGCTCACCGAAGATTTCTATGCTGCTGGTTCGCTTGGTAACTTCAATTTACAAGTCAGATTAACTTGTGTAAATAATAACAATTATTCATTATCTGGTGAATCTGTTGAATTAGTATTAATTACAATGAACTCAGGTGTATTCGTTTGTGAAAGAGGCACATCATCTACATACACTGGTATCTTAACTAAACAAGATGTATTAGAAGCCTCTCAACAAGACCATTACACTCACGATGATGTAAAACGCTTAGTAGGTGGTGGTATCTTTGATATGATTAAATCTGGTGTTTCTAAATTAGCCTCTAAAGGAAAAGATATGGCTATGGAACACGGCACTAAATTATTAAAGAAACACGGCAAGAAATTACTCAATAAAGGTAAAGAAATGGCTATGTCAAAAGGTAAAGAAATGTTAAGCCAATATATGGGTTAAAAATAGATTATAATTAATAATGTTTAAATATTAATTATGTTCTAACGGTTAGAGGTGGTTCTTCTTTTGATGTAGGCGGAGTTCTATCTTGTTCTAATGTAACTTTACAACATCCTGAAATACAATTAATTCTATGTTTATCACAATATTTATATAATAAATATACAATTCCAAATACAAGTCCTGTTATTCCACCGCCTGCTAATGATGAACCAATATTATCCATTACATATAAATAGAATAAAATATTATAATAATTTTAATCTATTAATATATATATATGCCGTATAATAATGAATATAATCGCAGTATCTCTCGTGATATTGATTATTTCAATAAAAGATATATAGCTCATTGTGATTCAACTGGAACAGGAACACAGAACTATCGTGTGCAAATGGCTACTGGTCTATCTGGAGGTGGTGCTGGTTGTGCTCCTTGTGATTTTGATAGTAGTGATGATGAAAGTGTAGGAGAAGGAGGTGCTATTTTAGGTCTCCAAGCAGGAACAATTTTAGGTGGTCCTAGAACTGCTGATATACCTGATAGAAAAGAAATATCTTCATTTTCTAAATTAGGTGCTCCTATAGGTAAAAACGCTACTGAAGAAATAAATAAAAATAATATTCCAAATGTTACACCTGATGCTCCACCTCCTCCTCCTGATGCTGGTGCTCCTCCTCCTAAAGCTGGTGGAGCTATATTAGGTTTAACTCCTCATTCTTTTCCTTCTCCTGCAATGAATAGAAATAAAATGTCTATATTATCAAAAGCCATTCAACCTCCTATAGGTAGAATGTATAGAGCTGGTAAATTTGTATCTGTCAGAGATTTAGGAGACGATGATGAAGGACCTTATAATGATAGTTATAAAAAGAGTAGATATGAAACTGATAGTGAAAGTGATAGTTCTAGTGAATCTGAATCTGATTACGAAGGTGGTTATTGTGGTGATTTACCTACAACAATGGCTGAAGCTCCTGTTAATACTGAAGAAGTAGGTAGAGGGTTAGGAAAACCATCTGTAGGTGATAATGCAAAAGGTCCTTTTAATTTAGAAAGATTTGCTGATGTTGGTTTAAAAGCTATGGATAAATACGATGAAGGTGATGAAGATATTAATAGTGATGATGAAGATGCAGAAGAAAGAGAAGAAAAGAAACATAAAAAAATTGGTGGTTATTTAGATTTAGCTAAGAAATGTCACGAAGCATTAGAAGCACATAAAGACCATCATACAAAAGCTGGAACATTACAAGGTAGTGGTTGGATGAGTGTAGCTGCTAAAGGTGCTCGTTTAGCTGCTAGATATGGTGTAAAAGCAGCAAAGGCAGCTGCTAAAGCTGCTGCAAAAGGTGCTAAGGTTGCTGCTAAAACAGCTGCCAGAGGAGCCAAAGCAGCAGCTAAAGCAACAGCTAGAGGAGCTAAGGCTGCTGCTAAAGGTGTAGCTAAAGGAGCTAAAGCAGCTGCTAGAGTTGCTAAAAGAGGAGCTAGAGCCGTTAAACAAGCTGCTACAAAAGCATCAAAGGCTACTAAAGGTAGATTTGGTAATGTTGTTGGTGATTTAGCTTCTCAAGGTATTTCTGCTTTATCTAAAATGGCTTCTAAAGGTGATGAAGAAGGTAAATATGATTACGAAGATGAAGATGAATCTGAAGTAGAAGATGAAGATGAAGAAAATGAAGATGAAGAAGAAGAAGAAGGTGATGACGATAGGGATGCTGATAAAGCTGACGCTGAAGAAGAAGAAGAAGGAGAAGATGAAGAAGAAGCAAATGACGGCGGAGATGATGGTGGTGATGATGGTAATGCACCTAAAGGAATGGACCAAAAAGAAATGATGAAATCACTTGAAGGTAAGTTAAGTGGTAATAAAGACCAAAAAGGTCCTAAATGGTTAAAGGATGCTAAAGAAACACAAAAAACTGAGAAGAAACCTATAGATAATATTCTTGGTTTTGAAATATTCTCTAAGACACCTGAAGCTGATTTTGTAGCATTATTCGGAGACCAATATGGTAATGTTGAAGGTAAAGCTATCACTGAAATTATTTCTGGGTTACAAGCTGATGGTTTAAAGAAAGAAGATATTCAAAAATTATTAAGTCAATCTCAAGGTGCTCTTAAAACAATGGCAGCTAAGGATGTATCAGAAACATTAAAACAAAAATATGATGCAAGACAAGACTTTGGTAATAAGAATAAGAATACATCTTGTATGGATGCATTTAATAATGTAGCAACTAAATCAGAAACAGTTCAAAAGGAAACTAGACCAACAAGAAAGAATGATACATACTTTGGAACTGGTGCAGGTAAGCCTGAATTAAGTGATGTAAGTAAAAAAAATATGGCTAGAATACAAAAAGAATCTAGACTAAAAAATAAAGAAGGTGCAGCCGTCCAAGAAGGTCTAAAATTTGCTAAAGAAATATCTAAAAATAAACAAGGTATTATAGACCAAATTAGAAAAGAAAAAGGATTACCTCCTCAATTACCTGCTATGAAAGGTGGTTTCTTTAAAGAAACGGTAAAGGCTACTAGAGGCGTTCAAAAAGTAATGGTTCCTGAAGCTCAAATGGTAGCCTCAACTATGTCAGGAATGGGTAAGCCAAAGAGAGGTAAAAAAGTAAAATCTGAAATGCAAGGTTCTGATATGTCTGGTATGGGTAAGCCTAAGAAAGCAAATCCTCGTGCTGAAATTGTTAAAAAAGTAATGGCTGAAAAAGGGTTAAGTATGATTGAAGCTTCTAAATATGTCAAAGCAAATAACTTATACCAAAAATAAAATTATTATTATAAATATTTAAAATCTAATTATTTATAATAAATGTTAAAGAATAAAGATAACCATAACATTAGCGACCAACTAAGGTTATTAAATGTTAGATTTATTTCTAATTATGGTGATGAATCTCCTCTAACAATAACTGGTTTTGCTTCTAAAGAAGGTGGTGCAAAAAACTGGGGTGAATCTAACGCTCAGTATGCATCAAGAGAAAGAGCTAGAATTGCTAAAGAAAAAGCAGATAGAGACGCTCAAGAAGCTAAATGGTTAGAAGAAGAAGAAGCAGAACATAGAAAAGTAAAGAAAGAACAAGATGATGAAATAGCTAAGATTAAGGCTGAAAACGCTCAAAAGATTAAAGATATGGAAACTGAACTCCTAGCTACATATAATAAATATGTAACAGACCAAGCAGAAGAAAGACAAAAACAGAGGTATTTTGAAATGCATAGAATTCAAGAAGAAGATAAAAGAATAGCTGAAGAAGATAGAGCTTGGGAAAAAAGAATGGTTGATAAAGCTGAAGAAAAAAAACAGAGAATAGCTGATGCAGAAAAGGCTGAAGCAGATGCTATTAAAAAGAAAGAAGAAGATGATTTAAATGAAATGACAAGAAAAGCTGAAGAAGAAAGAATGAATATGGAAAGAGGTGCTGTTGATAGCTTACAAAGTTTTAAACCTTGTAATACTTCATTTAATGTTGAAGCTAATAAAGACGCATTAGATGATGTTAAAAATGATGCTGAAGAAGAAGCTGAAATAGAAGCAAACTCTAAACCTGATGTCGTAGGTGGTAGTAAAAAAAATGGCTTTCAGAATCAATTATATTTAATTAATAAAAGATATGTTGATTTGATGGGTAATGATAATCGTATCGTAACTTATAATAATGCTGGAAAAAATAAAAATAAAATGAAAGGTGGTTTTTGGTGGTTTCTTATTCAGCTAGCTATTGAAATAGCACAGATTGCAATTGAAGCAGCTATAGATGCTGAAAATGATAGAAGAGAAGATGAGAGAGAAAGAGAAGCTGATGAATTAGCTGACTTAGAAGAAGAGTTTGATGATGCTAGAGTAGAATATCAACAAAATGTATATGAAGATATTGAAGACGAACAAGAATATCAATCTAAAAGAGCTCAATTTGCTGAATCTATTAAGAATAGACCTGCAGACGAACAAAGAGACTTATTAAGAGAATTAGACGAAAGAAGAGGTGATACTCTAGCTGATAAAGAACAGCGTAAAGAAGACAGAATAGAAGATATGTTAGATGAAAAAGAAGACTTTGAAGCATTAAAAGTCCAATTAAGAGAAGAGTTTGAAGATACACTTGCTGGTATGATGGAAGCTCAACAAGATAGAATGGATGCTATTACTGCTCTTATGGAAGCTGAAGAAGCTCAAAGAAAGACAGTCAGAGATGAACGCAGAAAGATAGCTAAAGATAAGAGAGACGCTCATAGAAAAATCATAGCTGATGAAAAAGCAGAAAAACAAAAAGAAAAAGAAGAAAGAAAGAAGGAAAGAGATGAAAAAACTGCATATGAAGACAGAATTAAGAAGAGATATGAAGATTTAAATAGTAAGAAATTAAAAGAAGAAGCAGCAATTAAAGGTTTATCTGGATATAAAGGATGTCAATCTAATGAGAAAGAAAAAGAATCATTAAGACAACAAGCTAGAAGAGAGATAGAAGAAGAAGAAGCCAGAAAAGTTGAATTAGCAGCACAAGGTAAAATCACTTCGGATGAGTTAAATGGAGTTGGTGGGAGTAGAAGAAGAATTAGAAATTATTAAAATATAAATATTTAGTATTAAAAAATATCTACATATCTATATATATATGGCTACATTCAGACAAGAACAGATAGATGAAATTCTAAACTACGAAAGGTCTTTGAATAGAAGAATATACGACACAGAAATCCTCGCTGTGTCTCGTATGAACGATGAAAGAAATCCTCCATCTAATAGAGACATAAAGTTTGAAGCTTTACTCGGTGGATTAGTTGATAAATTAAAACAAACAATCGCTGAAGCAGTTCAAAGTGTCGCTTCTAAACAATATCCTTCATTAAATTCTGTAAATTCTGCTAAAATATTAGCTCTAAATACAGGTGTTAGAGGCGTAAGAGCTCCACCACCAAATTCAGAACAACAAGAACAAAATAAATTAGCTGCTGAAGCTACACAAAAAGCTTTAGCTGATGCAAGAAGAGGAACACAACTAGATAGTGCAAATGCAGGAACAGTTTCAGTCCCTCTTGACCCAGATGGTGTCCCTAATATAGATATAGGTGATGAAGCTGGTGCAATGCAACAATTATTATATAATCGTCGCAAACTCCAAGAATCATCAGGTGAAGACTTATTTTTGGATGACGGATTAGGCAGAGGCAGACCTAATAAAGCAAGACATCAAGGTTTTGGTGCTGACTTTATTAAAAGAAGAAAAGTAGGTGGTGCAGGTGAAGGTAAAGAAGGTGAAACTACAGGTCAAAGTGAAACAGCTAAATCTGAAAAAGCTATGACAAAAACTACTGAAAATATATTATATGATTGTATAGGACAATATAATGGTATCATTGATAAGTTACTAGAAGCTACACAACAAAATGGATTATATAAAAATAAACGCCTTGCATCTGCATCAAATATTCAGTATTATGCTAATGTATTAAAGGGTTTATTAGAACCTTTTAAACATTTAATGTTTGAATTATCTCAAGTTCAACAACCTGAAACAGCATCATTATTTAATATGGTTGGAAAAGTTGTTGAAATTATTGATATATGTCCTCCTTTCCAAAAGATTGATGTATCTGCATACAGAAATGGAAAACCTGACTTCCAAGGATTTAATGATGATTTAGTATTAAATAATTATGATGGATACCTTGAAAAACTAGAGGATGCTAAGAAACATTATGTTAATACAGTAAGACAATTTGATAATTCTGTAATAATTAATAAAAATACATTCTCTAAAGTAGATGATAAATATAAATCAGAATTGTTTAAAGAAATTGGTGAAAAACAAAAAATAGCTAAAGAAATATTACAAAAACTCCAAGCTGAAATTATTAGTATCAAAAAGAAGAGAACTTCACCACTATTTAATATTGATGATGAAGTAGATGAAACATTATTAGATATGGTAAAAAGTGGTGAAGAAATGTTAAGAGCAACTGCTGGAATGTCTTCTGATAAATATGGTTTAGTAAGACTATCAGAAACTCCTCTAACAAAAGAAGAAGTTGCTAAAATAAAATTAGATGATAAAGATAAACAATTAGTTAAAGCTGCAGCATTTTCTAAATTAATAGCACAACAACAAGCAAATATAAAGAAACTACTTCAAAAAGTTCAAAGTCAAGGAGGTATAGAAGATGATGAAACTGGAGCACAATTGAGAGCTTATCAAGAAGCCTCATCTAAACTCAGATTACAATTAGTAAATTATGAAAGAATTAACGGATTACCTAATGAAAGAAGTAAAAGAGCAGAAGCTGAAGCTAAAAGACTTGCTGCAATGAATGCTACTGTTGCTAAATTAAAGAAAGGAGATGATGAAGAAGGAGATGGAGGCGATGGAGATGGAGGCGATGGAGATGGAGGCGACGGAGATGGAGGCGACGGAGATGGAGGCGACGGAGATGGAGGCGATGGAGATGACGAAGATGGTGGTGAAGATGGAGGTGAAGGTGATGACGACGAAGATGGTGGTGAAGGTGATGACGACGAAGATGGTGGTGAAGGTGATGACGACGAAGATGGTGGTGAAGGTGATGAAGATGGTGATGGAGGTGATGATGACGAAGATGGTGATGGTGAAGGTGACGATGATGATGAAGATGAAGACAAAACTACAAGAAGAGCTGAATTAATGAGTAAATATGCAGTTCCAATTGATACACTCAGAGAACTTGCTTTAAGTCATAGTATTGTTATAACCAAACCTAACTCTTCAAAAAAACCAAAATCTAGACCCACATTAGTAGAAGAAATATTAGCTGCTGAATATCCTGATGAAGAAGATGATGAAGAAGCACCACCTCCTGCTAGTGCTGAAGCAGCTGCAGTAGATGAAGATGATGGTGAAGGTCCTTGGCAAGTTGTTGGACCAAAAGGTAAAGTATTAGAAGCACCTGTTGATGACGAAGATGATAAATATAAATATAAAACAATGGCACCAGCAGGAACATTGACTGCAGATGAAAGAACAGCAAAAGAAGAAGAAATGTTGAAAGAATCTATTAAAGAATATGATGATAAATTTAACAAAGAAATAGACGAATTTAATGATTTAAATGAAGAATATTATAAAAGAGGAAAAACGCTCTTACCTAATAAAGATGAAGAAGAATATAACAAAAAAGCTGAAGTATTATTTAAAAAATTAAAACAAACAATGATGATATTTTTGACAAAAAAAGGACAAGGTGCGAGACTAGGTTTTTATGATGATACAAAAACTAATGTGCCAAATCAATTATCAACACAAATATTTGACCCTAAATATAGTAAAATAGCAAGTGATTATTATGTAGAAGAAATGGCTGATATTCAAAAAATGATTAACGAAAGTAAAGCAATATCTGCAAAAGCGAAAACAGGTAAAGGTAAACCTTTAGCCAATTATTTATCTAACCCTAAACAACAATATAATAGAATGGGACGCCCTATTTCAAATGATGATAAGATTAATAATGAAATGATTAAAATGGGTAAAAAATTCCAAAACAACAATCCTATACACGAAACCCCTGTTGGTTCATTATATCCATTTTATGAAAAAACTGATGATGCAAAATATGATTTTCCTACTAAGTTAAGATATGAAAGAAATATTAGACAACCTCCTAAAAATGCTCTTGGTGCTGATTATAGTTTATTACAAGGTGAAATAGGCGGACCTACTGTTAATAAGGAAGTAAAAAGAAGTTATAAACCTTCTGAAAGACAAGTAGTAACTCCAGCTCAAGCATTACAAAATGTATTAAGTGGAGCAGGTAAAAAATCTGGTGCATTAAAGAAACTAGTTTTTGATGATGAAGCTAATGATATGTATGGTAGTGGTGAAGGTTATGGAAATAGGGGATTTATTCCTGAAGACAAAGAAGACCACTTTAAACTTCCTGATTTAAAGAAAAAGAAAGAGAAGGAAATGGCAGCCAAATTATCAGGCAGAAGAAAATAATCTTTTCTAGGACATAGTATATATGTTTCAAAAAGATTTAGTTTTTGGTAAAAAATATGAATCTGAACTTCTCAATCATATTTCTTACGATTCTTTTCAAATGAGTGAAGGTTTATTTAAAGACTATGATGTTAAAATCATTAAAGATGGATTAACAATCTCGTATGAGTGCAAAGCTGATAGATGGACTCACAAAACAGGTAATATTTGTATTGAGTTTATGTGCTCTAATAAACCATCAGGTATATCCACATCTAAGGCTGACTATTACGCTTATTTTATTGTAAAAGGTGATAAATATGAATTATTGATATGTAAAACTGAAGATATAAGACAACTTATTAAGGACAAACTTTACACAAGAATTCATAGAGGAGGCGATAATAAAAATAGCGAATTCTTTTTATTCAATAAAAATATTTTCTGTTCCCAAATAAAATGTCTAACATTTAGTATATAATGCCCTTTAATCTTGAAAAGCAAGGAAAGATATTAGCACAAATTGATGGTGGTAAATTTAACAAAAAAGTTGTTGCTATTACAGATAAAAAAAATGAAAATGTTACTAAAGAATTCCCTCATATACATATTGGAGATGTTGGAAAATTTCAACAGATTCCAGACCCTGAGACTGAACGACAAATTCTATATATCTTTGGTGCATCTGGTTCTGGTAAATCAACATACGCGAGAAACTATATTGAAAAATGGTTAAAGTTAAATAAAGATGGAGATATATATTTATTTAGCACACTTAAAGATGATGATTCTTTAGATTCTGTAAATCCTAAAAGAATCAATTTAGATGAAAAGTTAGTTGATAGTCCTTTAGATGCTGAAATGTTCCAAGATTCAATGGTTATATTTGACGATATAGATGTTATTAAAGATAAGTCTATTAAAGAAGCTGTTTATAATATATTAAATGCAATTCTAGAAACTGGAAGACATTTTAACACTAGTTGTATTTCAACTAACCACTTACCTTCTAATGGTGCTGACACTAGACGCATTCTAAATGAATGTCATAGTATAACATACTTTCCACACTCAGGAGCTGGGTCTCAGCAGAAGAGATTTTTAGAAAATTATGCTGGGTTGGATAATAAAGAAATTAAAAAAATTAAGAAATTGAATACTCGTTGGGCGACAGTCTTTAAGACTTATCCAATGAGTGTTATGACAGAAAAAGATTTATTTACTTTTGCTGAAGAAGATGATGAACCTGAAGAAACTAAGATTTAAAAAGCAACAACTATAGGTTTTGTTTTCTTAATATAATCCTTTTGTTGTCCTTCTGAGTGAGCCATATCTTTAGCATCTTTTTTCTGATTATCTACTACTTCACCATATTTATCTGTTAAAAAGATATGACGAAGCATACTACTTCCTATTGCTTTATTAAATATTTTATTGAGTATTCTAGTTATACTATTTACTTTATCTAATGGAGAACCATCTTTGTGTATTAGAAACCAATCATCATTATCATTTTCATTTAATACAGGCATTCCTTTTCTAAGTCCTGTAAGTTTATGATGTTTAAAGTATTTTAATAATACTTTCCATAATGCATCACCTATAGGAATTCTCTGACTTCCATATTTAGAGCTTGTTTTATATGAATTAAATATAAATTCTTTCTTTGATAAATCTAACCAATTATTGTCTTTTGATGAAGTTGCAGAGTAATTATTAGTTAGTTTCATTATTTGATAATCCTTATTTCTACGAGGTGATTGATGTATATAAAGGCTGAGTATTACATAGGAAAGTAATATATTATATTGAGCGTCTGAAATATGTTTTTCTTTATAGAATTCATCAACCTTCTTTTCTAATTCATCATATTGTTTTTTAACATCAGACCAAGATATCCAGTTTTTATCTTGAACTTCTGTTAAGTCATTAGGATTTACATCTTTATTTATTTCTTCATTTTTCTTCATCATTAAATTATAATATTTATCGTGAAGTTTTTTAACAACTGGTTTATCTGATAAAGATAATACAGATACAATACTTATTAAGAAGTTTCTTTTTGTATTTTCTTTGTATATATCTAATCTTCTCTGAATAATAGCGGTGTCTTTAAGAAAATTAAAGTTTTTAAAGCCATCATCATTATTAAGTTTTTTTAGATTTCGTAAATATACTTTAATAGACGAGTCCGAGAGATTTTTTTTTTCTTTCAATTGTTTTTCTATGTTTTCCATAAAACCAAGTTTATCACTGATTGACATTAATAAATCTTAGATATTTTTTACAGTAAAGATTATTTTTACATCTTTTATAATAATATCTAATATACATATAATGAACGAACAACATCTGGAACAAATAGAAGAGACACCAATGGGTGATGACGACATTAGAACCTATTTTCCGAATGCAAAAGTCATAGCATATAAAAAATTGAATAATATAAGTAGTATCCAAGAATTATTACCTAAGGATAAATCATACCTATTTATGTTAATTGAAGATAGTCCTAATCAAGGACACTGGGTTTGTCTGAATAGAATCAATAATACACTTGAATTCTTTGACTCATATGGTGGTGCTCCTGATTCACAATTAAAATGGATTCCAGAAGAACAAAGAGAGATGTTAGGACAGGGTGATAAAAGATTAACTCAGTTATTAAAAAATTCAGGTATGAAAGTTAATTATAATCCGTTTAAATATCAAGAAGAAGACTTTGATATTCAGACTTGTGGGCGTCATTGTTGTTTAAGAATAAAAACAATGTTAGATGGTAAAAACTTAGATGGTTATCATAAGTATATGAACGAAATGAAAGATTCATCTGGTATGAACTATGATGAAATAGTTAGTTTCTTTATTCGTCGTTAGCAACCATTGCCATTAGATTTTGGTGGAGGAGGTAATGTGCTAGAGTGACTACGGACAGCTTGAAGATGGGCTGCCACTTCTTCAGCGGTCCATCCAATCCATTCTCCTTTTTCGTTAAAAGGTTTTCGCATACGAACACCAAGAGAAGTAGTCTGGTAGGGATTATAAACAAGTTTAGTAAGAGGTTTAAAAACATTTTTAACATATTTTTGCATATATATAAAGTAGAAAATAAAGTAAAAAATATAAATCTTAAGTAAAAAATCTATAGTAATATATATACTATGTCTGGAGAGTTATTTGATGCTGAACCTGAATATCATTTAGTTAAAGAATACGAAGATAAACCTGAAATGGATAAATTAACTGATGTTTTTGTAGTTGTCTATTTAGTTGAAGAGGATACTGAATTTAAGACTGAAGAAGAAAGAACTAGAATGGTCTTTTTTACTAATTTAGAAAAAGCATTTAAACGCTACAAAATTATTGGACCTAATAGAGCCTACTGTAAAAGAATTATTACCGATGATGAAAAATTAATTGAAATGTGTAAGCACAACGACAACCTTAAAGTTGAAGTTCCTGAAGAAGAAGAAAATGTAACAGATACCGAAGTGGAACCTGTTGATAAATCTATTAATGTATAATTATATATTTTCTAATATAAATATATAAATATGCCATATGTTTTAAAAAGTGTTAATGACGGATATAAAGTATGCAAGAAGAGCGACACATCTGAATGTTTTAGTAAAAAACCACTTTCAAAGGAGAAAGCAAGAAAACAAGAAGTTGCTATTATTATGTCTGAAAAAAAAAAAAGATGGAAGGAGGTTGTGATAGTTGCGGAAGACTAATTGGTGGTCTCAAGTCATTAGTTGCTCGTGAAGGTGGTAAAGTATTATTAAAGAAGAGAATTGTAGATGAGTATTTTCCTGAAGCTGATTCTTATTCTACATATGTAGAACCATTTGTTGGTGGTGGAAGTATTTATCTTTATAAGAATAAAGACGACCATAAAGAAATTATTAATGATATTGACCCTGAAATGATTGATTTATTTAAAGGATTTAAAAAATACGAAGGTGATAAAATAGCTGAAGATGTGAATGGTAATTACACAGAAAAGGATTTTGAGGCTATTAAAAAATCTAATCCTACTTCAGAATACAATAAGTTTCTTAAGAATTACCTATTATATAAATTAAGTTATTTAGGTCGTGGTATATCATTTGGTAAGCCTAGAATCAGTTCTACTTTTAAAGGTTATAAAGATAGGCTTAATGATGCTACTATATTAAACACAGATTATAAGAATGTTATTAAAAATTATGACAGCAAATCAACTTTTTTTTATCTAGACCCTCCTGTTACCAGAGCTACTGGACCATATAATTATCCCGCTATTAATTTGCCTGAGTTATCTAAGGTTCTCAAGAGTATAAAAGGTAAGTTTTTATTATCATTAGGACACACTAAATATGATAAGGAATTATTCAAAGGATTTAAGACTGTTTCAATATCA